TATGAGTTGGAGTTCCATCATAGAATGTTGAATATGTGTTAGATCCTGTATAAACTATGTTAAAGCTTGTAAGTGCCATTGGTAAGAATGTGTTCAAAAATGGATGAGGATCTTTACCCTTCATATAAGTTAGTTGGAAGACATCTGGTGCTCCGATAAAGAGTCCTTTTTGACCCTTATTTGCTTTTTTTCTAGCACTCATTGATGTTTTCAAAGTACGAATAATTTTCATTACTTCCTCCCCTTCTTTTCTATTTCTTGGGAATAATTCGAAGGAGAATGGGAAAGTTCTGAGATTCACACCTTCAAATAGCAACTCAAGGTTTGGGTTGAATACTTGACCTGTTGCTCTCGAAATAAGTTGAGAACCACTAACATTACCACCAGCAGCACCAACTATTCCTCCAGAAAGAGCTGCTACAACTGCTTTTTGCAATTTTTGATCAGTAAATAAACCCGGAGTATTCTCAAGAGCTTTATAAGCATCTCCTACTCCCTCAAAACCCTTCTCAAGAATACCTGCTGTTGCAGCAACACCAAAAGCATCAATAGGACTTAGATTAGAGTCACCCCAACTTACTGAAGTGTTAGAAGAAAGTTGTTGTGGTATTGGCAGATATAATGTGCTTTTTATACTTTTTGTTGTTTTATTTTTAAAGTCATTTGATTCGGATCCTGCAGTTAAAGAAAATGCACTATTCAGTGGATTAGATTTTATTGTTTTACCATTAACTTCAAATTCTTTTTGATCGCCAATAATATCTCCTAATGTGCTTCCCAAATTTTGTTGGGGTGGATTATATGCTGCAATTTGAATTTTTAAATAGTCAGTATTATTTGTCAGCATTGCATAAGGATACCTCAAAACCTTGGCAGTCTTATCCTCACCACCTTTACCTTTTTGAGTAGTTCCTTTACTTTGATCTGTACTAGGATTTTGTCTTCTTGCTTTAACACGAGCTTCAGTTGCTGCGTGCAAATCTGTATGTGACATTACACACTTTTTAGTTATTTAGACGGAAATTGGCGAAAGGTATCATTTGCAAATCTTTTACCTCTGATGGATAGACTTCATAAAGTCCTCCAGCGACTTCATTCCAAGTATATTGTTTAGTTTCATTCCAGTGGAAGTTCAATCCACGGAAACCCCAAGCAAATATATCAGTCACGGCAACGAAAGGGTTTTGGTCGTAGTTTATTTGTGGGGTCTTTGCATTGTATATAAAGATGTAAATTTTACCCGCTTCAGGTATCTTTGGTCCTTCGTCTAGAACTGATATTAGTTCTACCATAATATCATCGGGATCTTTGATACCAATAATACTGTCACTTATCCCACGGACTCGGTTTACATTTGTATCCGTATCTGTGGGTCTTTTTGTTTTTTGTTGCTTGACTGTCTTTCTAGGCATTATTTGATACCTAATTCTTTCTCAGTAAAGACCCTGAACTCAAAACCTCTATCAAGACACCATTCCTTTGCTGCTTCCCACTTTGCCTGGTTTTTAGCATACTCATATGCCTCACGAATGTAACCTTGTGTTTGTCTCTTTGGTTTTGGTGGAGGTGTAGTTTGTCTCAAAGGTTTTACTTCAATCAGGGAAGACTTAATTCTTCCATCAGCATCTCTATATTTGATAAAGAAATCTGGAAAATACCTATGAACTCTATTGTCTATTGGTGAGCGATAGGGAATACAGAATTCTTCTGACTGCCATTCTAAAATATTTTCATTGAGGTCACAATATCTCATCATTTTGCGCTCCCAAAGAGAGCGGTAAATAATATTGGTTGGGTCGCCTTTGTATTTCTTTGGATTAGAAGGTTGATATTTTCCTTTGTATGCCATCTAAATACTTAATAATGTAAGACTCGTATAAGGTATTTAGAGTGGTAAGACCCCGTAAAATATCTGATTTCAAACCAACATTTTCAAACCTAGCACAAACATCACACTATCAAGTGATCTTTGCTGGACTGCCAACTGACCTGAGACAACATCTCAATGTTCGTGGAGTTGGATATAGATTTATAACAGAGACTTCTGGTCTTCTCTGTTACAATGCAGTTCTTCCTGGTAGTAGACTTGCTACTGCCGATATTGTTGGTAACTTTATGGGTGTGTCGGAGAAGATGGCACATACCAGACTCTTCACTCAAATTCAACTAGAATTTTATGTTGATAAGGAATATAAGACGCTGAAGTTCTTAGACCACTGGATGGAATTCATTGGTAATGGTTCTGGGCAGAGACAGAGTGATGCTGGATATTATTACAGAATGGAGTATCCAGATTCTTATAAGTCAAACCAAACTAAAATTATTAAATTTGACAGAGACTATAAAGAAGAAATAGAATATACATTCTATGGTATGTTCCCGATTGATTTATCATCAACAACAGTCAAGTATGATAGTTCTGAAGTATTGAAGGCAACTGCTACTTTTAGTTTCGACAGATACATTGCTGGTAAGTTTGATAGTTATTCTGTTCGTCAAGGTTTACATAATAATCTAGAATTAGGTGAGGGAAGAATTTCTAAAATAACACCAACCGGAGATGGAGATGGTTCTTTAGACTATGAGATAGATCCTGTTCGTGGACAATTTTCTAGAGGATCTGGTGAAGGCGGTGCTGGTGATGCTCTTGGAGGATTGGGTGGAATTGGCATAAGAAATCCTGTTGTTGAAAGACCTCAATAAATAATCATATCTGAACTTTTTGGGTCGTTATGCCTTTACCAAAAATCTCTACGCCAACATATGAGTTGGAATTACCTTCGACTGGAAAGAAAATTAAATATAGACCATTTCTAGTCAAAGAAGAAAAAATTCTTATCATCGCCATGGAAAGCGAGGATGAGAAACAAATTACAAATGCAATCAAAGAAGTTATCTCCAGTTGTATTATCACTCGTGGAGTCAAGGTAGACCAACTCTCTACTTTTGACATTGAGTATCTCTTCCTCAACATCAGAGGTAAATCTGTTGGTGAAGAAGTTGAAGTGATGGTCACTTGTCCCGATGATGGAGTAACTCAAGTACCAACATCCATCAACTTGGATGATATTAAAGTACAAAAAGGTAAGAACCATAGTAGAGATATTAAACTTGATGATGATTTGATTCTTCGTATGAAGTATCCATCTGTTGATGAATTCATCAAGAATAATTTTGGCGGTCAAGATATTACTGTCGATAATACTTTTGATTTGATTGCTTCTTGTGTAGAGCAAGTGTATTCTGAAGAAGAATCTTGGTCTGCTGCTGATTGCACAAAGAAAGAGTTGACGCAGTTTTTGGAACAGTTGAGTTCCAAGCAGTTCAAAGAGATTGAAATCTTCTTTGAGACCATGCCAAAACTGTCACACACGGTTAATGTAAAAAATCCCAATACTGGTGTTGACAATGAGATTGTTTTGGAGGGTTTGACTGCTTTTTTCGGGTGAGTATGGCTCATGAAGACCTTGAGTCATACTTCAAAGTGAATTTTGCCTTGATGCAGCATCATAAATACTCTTTGACAGAACTTGAAAATATGATACCTTGGGAAAGGGAAGTTTATCTTACTCTTCTCCAACAGTTTATTGAGGAAGAGAATCTAAAGCAAAAGCAAGCAGAACTAAATGGCTGAGGCAATACGAGGTAGAGTATCACCATATACCTTTTTAGGTCGAACTCCGCAGGAGAGAGTTCAACAGGCAGGTGCTGATGATACTACCGCTGCGCTCAGACAAAATCAACTTGCTCTCTTAAATGTAAATAATTCTCTTGCTAGAATTGCACAACAGGTTAGTGTTTTATCTGCATCTCTGCAAGGTATTGGTAATCAAATTAGAGAAACTTCTGTTATTGATAATTTAAGAGAGCAGCAAAAAGCAAGACAAGAAAGAGCATTAGCAGAAAGGCAGATAAGAGAAGGAAAAGAAAGTCAAATTGAAGCAAAGATACAAGCAGCTCTCTTAACACCAGTTAGAAAAATAGGAGCAAAGGCAAGAGGAACTTTATTTAATCTTGGTCGATTCTTTAATTTATTGTTAGGTGGTTTTTTAGTCAATCGCATAATAAAAACTGCAGGAGAATTATCAGAGAAGGGGCAGTTTAGTCTTCAAAATCTTGGATCTAGGATTATTAAAGACCTTGCTGTTGTTGGCGGAATATTCATTGGTATTAATGGTGGATTCACTGGAATCTTATCAACACTGATAAGACTATCTAGATTAATTGGGAGATTGGCAATCAAAGGGATCATTATGAGACCTCTCAATCTTATGTTGGGGGCAGTGAAAGGAGTATTTACAACTTTAGGTGCTGTTTTGGGGGGAATCACATTTCCTAATCTCTTGAATGCAGGTACAAAAGCAGCTGCTCCCCTTGCCCAACAAGCAGTGCCCATAGCTGCTGGTGCTGCAACAATGATGCAGCAGGGGCAACAAAGACAAGCACCTGCTCCGACAAGGGGAGGAAGATCGCCAGGTGTTCCTGTGCCAAGAGTTGCTCCATTAATTGCGGGTCTTTTTAACTTCTTTACCGGAGGTAGTCTTGGAGAATCATTGACTGCTGGTGGATTAGCATTAGCACCAAGATTACTTGGATTGGCTGGTCCATATGGTCTTGCTGCTAGTATTGGATTGCCATTCTTGGCAAACCTGGCATATAGGCAGATACAACCAACTGCTGAGAGTTTTGTACCTCAA